ACTATATTAATTAAAGGAGATACATAATGGCTTTACTAAAAGATAGCAAACCAAAAGACAAAGTTAAGAAGGTTACTTCAATTGGCTCATCTAAGAGGAGTATGCCAAAGAATAAGCATAAGAGAAGAAGTTGGAAACGATATAGAGGACAAGGTAAATAGATTTATTGAACCCAACCACATATCAATAGTACCATAATAAAAACAGCAATACAAGGAAGAAGTTAAGAAATATGCCATCTATTTTCACAAGAGGATTAAGTACGAATAGCAGACGCTGGAGTGACTTGGATTTAGACTTCCAGGCTCATCCTGTTACTAAGGATATTGTTACTAAGACAGACGTAGAGGCTGTTAAGAGATCTATTAGAAATCTGATTCTCACTAATAAATATGAACGTCCATTTCAACCAGATATAGATGGTGGTGTAACGGGATACTTATTTGAACTCTCTTCTTCTATGACTAAATATGATATAGAAGAAACTGTTAAAAATACTATTTCTAATTTTGAACCTAGAGCATCTGTTATTGGGGTTAATGCTTTAATGGATTTAGATAGAAATGGGGTAAATGTATCAATCTATTTTAGAGTTATTAATACACCAGAACCAGTAACAATCGAATTATTTTTAGAGAGGCTTAGATAATGCCAACATCCGATAAATTAAAAATTACAGAATTAGAGTTTGATGAAATAAAAACAAACTTAGTAAACTATCTTAAAGGACAAAACGAATTTCAAGATTATGATTTTGAAGGTAGTAGTATGTCGGTATTGATTGATTTGTTAGCATATAATACTCATTACATGGGTTACTATGCTAATATGCTTGGCAACGAAATGTTTTTAGATTCTTCTTCTTTGAGAGAGTCCGTAGTGTCTCATGCTAAAATGCTAAATGTTCATCCTACTTCAAGAAGATCTGCTAAAGCTAAACTGAATATATTATTCACACCAGACGATAATCCTACCTCATTAACGATTGAAAAGGATACTAGATTTACTTCTACTATTGATGGGATATCTTATACTTTCACTACCAATAAAGCAACTTCTATTAAACCTACTGCTACTGGATTATATTTAGCTACTGGTTTAGAAATATGTGAGGGAAGTATATTAAGAAAAGCATATACCGTAAATGGCTCTGATACATCACAGAGATTTATTATACCCAACCCAAACGTAGATACATCTACTCTTTCTGTTACTATTCAAAAATCATCGTCTGATTCTGAAGTTACTTTTTTTAGGGATGGTAATGCTCTTGATGTAACTACCATTACTAATAAAGATAATGTTTATTATATTCAAGAAGTAGAAGGAAGAAAATATGAAATTACCTTTGGCGATAATGTCATTGGTAAATCTTTAGAAGACGGAAATATTATTTTTATAGAGTACATGATATCGTCAGGTATTTCTGGTAATTTAGCTTCAACATTTAAAGCAATAGGTAATGTTGCAGGATTTGATTCGTCAAAATATCAAATAGCTACTACTGAAGTTGCAACTGGTGGTGCTGATTATCAGTCTATAGAATCATTACAATATCAAGCACCTAAATTATATCAGGCACAAGGAAGAGCCACTACAAAAAATGATTATCAAGCTATTATATTACAGGAAAGACCAGATGTTGAATCTATAACTGTTTATGGTGGTGAGGATGCTGACACAGTTCAATATGGAAGAGTATTTATTGCTGTTAAGATTGCAGGAACTAATGTACTTAGTAAAGGGACAAAAGATTCTATTCAAAATTCTATATTGAAAAATGTAAATGTTGTTACGGTTGAGCCAATAATTATCGATCCTATTTTCTTTTATCTCTATATAGAAAGTACCGTAAATTATGATCCTGTTACAAATTTGACAGATGAGGATACATTGAAAACAAATATAAATACTTCTATCACGGAATATTTAGATATAAATTTACAAAAGTTTAATAGTAAATTTAGGTACTCGCAGATGGTACAGATTATTGATAATACGGATAATTCTATTAGAAATAATAAAACAAATTTAAAGTATCAACAACGAATCACACCATCATTGAATATTCCTCAGACATTTATTTTATATTTTAATAATAAAATTGAAAAGGGTACTGTCTCTTCATCATCGTTTACTTTTCAAGATGGCAATGTGTATTCGCTTGTTGATGATTCTAATGGAAATATTAAATCAGCAAGGACTACTAATGATATAGTTGATATACCATATGAGTATTTTCCACAATCTGATGGTTCGTCAAATCAAGGAACAATTGATTATGATACGGGAAAAATAACTTTGAATAGTTTGACAATCCTATCTGCGGATAGTACTGGTTTGATAAGGATTAATGTACAGCCGGATATTAATAATAGTGATATTACACCTTTAAGAGAACAAATTATCACATATGATTCAGAAGATACTACTTCAATTATTATTAACATGGTAGCAGAAACAATAATTTAATATGCCAATAGTAAAACCAAATCACCCAATACATCCTTTACTACATGAGAGGATAAGTGTAAGAGTAGAGGGACAATTACCTCAATTCGTAAAACAAGACCATGAAACCTTTATTGCTTTTATGGAAGCGTATTATGAATATATGGAGCAACAAGGTAAGCCTTATGAAATTATAGGAAATTTACCTAGTTATGTTAACATAGATAAAACTATTGATGAATTTCTACAGTATTTCAAAAAACAGTTTGGTGAAGATATACCAGAATCAATATTTCAAAATTCTAATAAGCCATTTATTATAAAACATCTTAGAGATTTTTATAGAACAAAAGGTAGTACAAAATCTTTTGAGTTTCTTTTTAGATTACTTTTTAACGAAGAAATAAATATTGATATTCCTGGCGAAAATATTTTAAGATCATCTGATGGAAAATTTGATTCTAATTATATTTTAAGATCGATGGATACATCTTCTGATATTTCTACAATTGCTGGACAAAGAGTAACAGGAAATACAACAGGTGCTAGTGCTATTGTAGAGAGTATTATTATTGAAATACTTGGGAGTTCACAAGTTTCTACTATGTTTCTTTCTGAGGTGACTGGTATATTTGAAGCAGGGGAGATAGTCACTGATGGTACGAAATGGTTTACTTTAGGAAATATGGTTGTTGATACTGAAATAACTAATGCTGGCACAGGATATAATGTTAATGATATTATTCCATTAAAAATTCCGTATGACAATACAGGTGCATTAATTAGAGTTAAGGAAATTACTACTGGTTCTCTTTCACAAGTTAATGTTAATATAGCTGGTACTGGTTATAAGGTTGGAGATAAACTTGACATTGACAATACTGGTAAGTTATCATTAGATGGAAGGACTGCTAGTGTATTAGTTAATGGTATTAATTCTGAAGGTGGAATTACAAGTTTATTTATAGAAAATTCTGGAAATGGATATATTTCTTTACCTAGTATTTCTGGTGGTTCTGGTACAGGTGCAAATATTTCTTTTGTCTTATCTGGTTCTGGTATTGGTGGCGTAAAAACACTAGACATAAACAATGGTGGTTTTAATTACAACGACGCACCTGAATTAGATTTTTCAGGTAATGGTGATGGGACTGCTACTGCTAATGCGTTGATAGGTGGTTTTGATACTACACCGAAATCACGGTTTATTAATTCTGATGGATTTTTAAGTGGAAATAAATTTTTACAAGATAGTCATTTTTATCAATTATTTTCATATGAAATAGCATCTACTCATAATATTAATGAATGGAGAGATATTGTTAAAAGATTAGTCCATCCAGCAGGACTAGCTTTGTTTGGTAAAATACAATTTGTAACATCTTTATCATCTAGGATGAGTATTACTAGTGTTGTTCCAGATACAGAGGATAGATATACTATTGTTTTCCATGATGGTGATATTGAACCTCCACATATATTAGATTTAACAATAGAATCCTGTGATAATGATCAAAATAAAAGAGTAGCGATAGATTCTGATGATTATGGTGGATTCTCATTAACCGATGATAAAGAAGATTATCAACCACTACCCGAAACATTAGCAACAGCAGTTTCTAGTCAAGAAGATCTTCAACCATCTTCTGAAACATTGGCAACAGGATTTACTTCTCAAGAAAATTATGGTTTATTATTTGAACCTGCTAGTACAATTGCTGATGCTGATATAGGATGTCCTGGCGATGTTGATTTTCCATTTCAAAATGGTATATGCTCACCTACTGATTTTGGTTTAATTACAGACAACGATACGGATAGTGGGCAGCAAGATTTAGGGGAAGAAGATTATGGGAGTATATCGTCACCAAGTTTTATTATCTTACCTACAAAATGCCAAATATACGAAAAACGATTAGGTATAGAGAAGTTAACTGAAACCGATGGTGTTGACGATTATCTATACACTTATATTACTCCTGCTGGCTCTTTTAGTGGACGACAAGATACGACAGAAGATTATGGTAGTGTTGAGGAATCTTCTACAGAGAAAAATGATTATGGTGTTGTTAATTTTCATAATACATATTTTGGAACACAATTAAAACTTGGCCCTATATTAAGAACAAGAGATAACACTAAATTACATTCAAATTATATAACATCTGAAAATATAGATTCCGTACATAAAGTTGAAGTTTTTGATGGTGGTGATGGATTTAAAGTTGCACCTACAGTTACGATTGATGGCCCTGTTTTAAATCAGCAAGCAATAATAGGCACTGTAACTGTTAGAGATGATAGATCTCAAGCAACAGCAAGTAATGCTACTATCAGAAATGGTGTAACAGCAACAGCCAATGATGCTACTATCAGAAACGGTATAACATCAATAGCAAGTAATGCAACTATTAGAAACGGTGTAACAGCAACAGCTAGTGATGCTATTCTTTTAGATGGTGTAATAGATAGTATAGTGGTTGTCGGTGGTGGTACTGATTATACGACACCCCCAACGGTAACGGTTAGTAGTAGTGCTGGTACTGGTGAAAACTTAGAAGCAGTAATTGAAAATGGAATAGTTACAGCAATTAACATTGTTGATGGTGGTTCTGATTTTGTTGAACCAGTAGTAGTAACATTATCCGATCCACAACAGGGAATATTGGATAGTATAGTAGTTGTCGATGGTGGTACGGAATACATAACAGCTCCAATTGTAACGGTTAGTAGTAGTGCTGGTACTGGTGAAAACTTAGAAGCAGTAATTGAAAACGGAATAGTTACAGCAATTAATGTTTTAGATGGTGGTTCTGATTTTGTTGAACCAGTAGTAGTAACATTGTCTGTTCCACAACAGGGAATACTGGACAGTATAGTGGTTGTCGGTGGTGGTACTGATTATACGACACCCCCAACGGTAACGGTTAGTAGTAGTGCTGGTACTGGCGAAAACTTAGAAGCAGTAATTGATGCAAACGGAATAGTTACAGCAATTAATGTTTTAGATGGTGGTTCTGATTTTGTTGAACCAGTAGTAGTAACATTATCCGATCCACAACAGGGAATATTGGATAGTATAGTAGTTGTCGATGGTGGGTTAGGTTATACAGTTGCACCTATCGTAACAGTTACTAGTAGTGCTGGTACTGGTGAAAACTTAGAAGCAGTAATTGATGCCAATGGTATAGTTACATCAATTAACATTGTTGATGGTGGTACTGATTTTGTTGAACCAGTAGTAGTAACATTGTCCGAACCAGAAGGGGGAGTATTAGAAGGAATACTAGATAGTATAGTGATTGTTGATGGTGGTATTGGTTATGAAATTGTACCTACCATAACAGTTACTAGTAGTGCTGGTACTGGTGAAAACTTAGAAGTAGTAATTGATGCAAAAGGAACAGTTACAGCAATTAACATTGTTGATGGTGGTTCTGATTTTGTTGAACCAGTAGTAATAACATTGTCCGAACCGCCACCAGATCAAGGCACTACTGCAATAGCTCAAGCATATTTTAAAAATCCTTTGAAACCAGAAATACAAACAGGTGTGGGGGATGGAACAAAAACTCCAATCGTACTTACAAAAACAATATCTGATCCATCACATATTATTGTCAGTCTAAACGGACTTACGCAAATACCTAATATAGATTATACTGTTAATGATACCGTTATAACATTTGATGAAGAAACTTCACCAATCACTGATATTATAGTTTATTATTTAAATTATAATGATGAATATGCTATACAAACAGGTGTGGGTGATGATACTGTAACACCTGTTGTATTATCACAGACTGTTAACAACGCACAAGATATTATTGTCAGTCTAAACGGACTTACGCAAATACCTAATATAGATTATACTGTTAATGATACCGTGATAACATTTGATGAGGTAGTTGATACATCAGATAATATTCTTATATATTACTTAGGTGATGGATTAACAGATTTTCAGACAGGGCAGGGAGATGGTACAACAACACCGATTACATTATCTCAAGAAGTTCTTGGTAGTGTAAATTCTTCTGAAAGTAAATCTGAACATATTATGATAACCTTAAATGGTGTTAGACTAAATCCAAATACAAATTTTACGATAGATGGTACTACCTTAACATTTGATGAACCTGTTGATACTTCTGATTCTATTCTTGTATATTTCTTAGAAGAACGACAACGATCCAGTGGCCCTGATTTTGACTATGTTGCTGGTATTGCAGTAATTAAGCCTGGTAGTGGGTATGATAGTAATGAAGGAGTACCTAATATATCTATCACTCAATCAGAAACAGGGGAAACTGTTGTGGCATCAGTCGTATTAGTAAGAGGACAGATTAATTCTATTGAATATAATGCAAATAGGCGAAATTCAGATTTCTTGATATTTAGAGGAAAGAAGACTAATAGGGTTGTAGATCCAATAATAACTCAATATAAACTTATCTCAGATCCTAACAATCCTAATAATTTTTATGAAGCAACGCCTCCTTTTGTTATGCCTAAAAAACTTAAAGATGATGAGATATTAGAAAATGTTTAGATAAGTATTATAAATATAAAAACAAAGTATAACCAATATTAAAGGAATTACAATATGAGTGCAATAATCAATAATAGTTTCAGGAAATTTCAGGCTGATAGTTTTATAGCTAGTTTTACAGAAAAAGATGCTAATGATGCATTAAAAAATAATATTTATCTTGCAATTGGTAAAAATACCGAATGGAGTGGAACAACAGCAGATAATAAGTCTGAATTTCGTGTAACTAGCTCTACAACTGCATCTGCAAGTGATACTAATATTCCACTACCAGTAGATACCTCTCAAGCACCATATATACATTGGGATGATATTAATGCAGTAAAAAAGATTACTGATGTTTCTCATGTAATTGCTAGATATGATTGGACAAGTGGAACGGTATATCGTGAATATTCACACGACCGTGATGATATTATAGATAATATTGATCCTAGTCAGTCAGGACAAGTATCTTCTGGAACACCGTTTTATGTTTTTACTGAAGATTTTAGAATTTATAAATGTATCTCTAATAATAATGGAGCTCAGTCTATAGAAAAACCAACTGGTGCTTCTACTGGATTGACTATAACAGCGGATGGGTATATTTGGAAATTTATGTATGAGGTAGAACAAGCAGACGTTCTTAAATATTTAACAAAAGATTGGATTCCTGTAAATACTCCAGCAAAAGCTAATCAGATAGAACAATTAGCAGTAGAGGGTGCTGCAATTGATGGTTCAATTGATTTTGTTAAAGTCATAGAGAGTGGTACTGGATATAGAAATACGTTTGGAAATCCTGCTGCAGCAGCTGGTGCAGATAATATTCCATTACAAAATGCTGCAGCTGGTGCTTCAACTGTTGTTGCTGAACCCGTAGATGATTTTTATAATGGCTTATCCATATATATTACCTCTGGGCCAGGTGTTGGACAGTTTAGAACTATTACTGATTATGAAGGTGCAACTAGAACAGCAACAATAGCACCCGATTGGGATTCCAACGATCGTCCAACTACTAATAGTGTTTATATGTTAGCACCAAAAGTTACTATTGACGGAACTGCTGGTACGCAGATTCCTGGCGGTACTGGTATAACTGCAAGAGTTTCTAAACTGGGTGTTGCTGGTGAAGTCGAAGAAGTTATGATTGTCAATAAGACACCTACTGCTAATACTAAGTATAGAAGAGCAACTGCTTCAATAGAAGGTGGTAATGGTGCTGGTGCAGAATTAAAGGTAATTATCAATCCCCAAGGTGGACATGGTTCTGATTGTGTTTCGGAATTAGGTGGTGCTTTTGTAATGATGAATGTTAGATTAAGAGGGGAAGATGGAGAAGGTGATTTTTCAACTGGAGCAAATTCTGATTTTAGAAAAGTACATTTAGTAGTAAATCCTAAAACTAGTACTGGTGATATGGGTATAGCAACAGGGCCAACATATAATAAATCTGAATTACAAGAAGATACGGGGACAATATTATATTCTGAATTTCGTCCTCCTATTAATAGATCACCAGATTCAACTGAAGATATTAAACTAGTAGTAGAATTCTAGTATATAAATAATTAAAAAAATAAAAGGTAATTATGTCTAATAACATTACAATTAATACAAATCAGAATCCATATTTTGATGACTTTGATGATGATAAGAATTTTCATCAAGTTTTATATAAGCCCTCTCTCCCTGTTCAAGCAAGAGAACTTACTACACAACAAAGTATTCTTAAAAATCAACTAAAGAAATTTGGTGATCATATTTTTAAAAATGGTAGTAAAGTATCAGGTGGTGAGCTTGTTTTAAACTTAGAATATGAATATGTCAAATTAAAATCACAATATAATGGGTTAGATATTGATGTATCTGGTTTTTCTGGAAAAACAATAGTTGGTACTCAGACAGGATCAAGAGCTATTATTCTTGGTTATAGCCAACTCGACACTATTACGGGTGATCCTAATACAGTATATGTTAAATATATTACGGGTGGTTCTGTTACTAATAGTATTCAAGGTATTAATGTAACAAATAGTGGGAGTGGGTATACTGTTGCTCCTAGTGTTTCTATAATTGGTGGTGGTGGTAGTGGTGCAGAAGCAGAAGCTATTATTAGTAGTGGTAATGTTATTGCAGTTAATGTTACAAATCGTGGAACGGGATACACCAGTACACCTACTATATCACTTATTGGTGGTAACGGAAATGGATCGATTGCTATAGCAACTAGGGAAACTAAACCACGTTTTCTAGCAGGTGAAAGGATTTATGCATCGGACTTAACTATTTCTGCTGATATTGTTGATGCTACTCCTACCAGTATTCAGTCTGTTACAATTACTAAAGGTGGTTCGGGATATACAGAAGCACCACTTGTTACCATAGCAAATGCACCTACTGGTGGAACAAATGCAACGGCAAGTGCATCTATAAGTAGTGGTGTTGTAACAGCAGTGACTATTGTTAGTCAGGGTTCTGGATATAGTGATCTTCCAGCAGTAACTATTGCAGATGCTCCTGCCGGTGGTGTTAATGCTACTGCTGATAGTGTACTTTCTACAGCTGTTGGTAAGGGAAGTTCTGTATCAATGTCAGAAGGTGTATTTTATATTAATGGTAGTTTTATCAAAGTACCAGAACAAACATTGGTTTTAGAAAAATATTTCAATAATCCAACATATAAAGTTGGATTATCTGCTGAAGAAAAAATAATAAATTCTGGTGATGATGCTACCTTACTTGATAACTCACAGGGTTCTTCAAACTTTGCAGCTCCTGGCGCAGACAGGTTAAAGATATCATTATTGCTTTCTAAGAAAAGTTTAACTTCTGTTGATGATGCAGATTTTTATGAGATATTAAGAGTTAATAAAGGAGTAAAGGAACAAAATATTCAAGTTCCTATATATTCTGTTTTAGAAAATACGTTTGCTCGTAGAACATTTGATGAATCAGGAAGTTATACTGTTAGATCATTTAACATCCAACTCAAAGATGATCCTGATGATGATACAAAATTTATCGTCAGACTTGATCCTGGCAAAGCATTTATTGAAGGGTATGAATTTGAAACATTAGTATCACAGGATATTAAACTAGATAAAGCAAGAGAAACCGTGAATGTTAGTGGTTTTGATAGGCTTATGCAATACGGTAACTATGTTGTTTTAAAAGAATTAGAAGGGTTGTTTGATATTACTAAGCATGAGGTTGTTGATCTTCATAATGTTACTCATTCTAATATAGATTTAAATAATTATACTGCTTCAAAAATTGGAGAAGCTAGGGTAAGAAATATTGATTTTTCTTCTTCTACTGCTGGTGCTGATAGAATATTTAATTTATATATTTATGATATTAAAATGATAAGTGAATCTTTTGGTGCTGTTGAATCTATTGGTTCTATAGATGACGATGTTGTTAGTAGTGTTGCACTTAAAGGAAGAGCAAACATTGATAGTACTGGTAAAGTTGGTGTAGTAAATAGTGGAGATACCCTACTATTTGAAACAGCAGATAATACACTTATATTTAAACTTCCACAGGATACCGTTAAAACTATTCGTGGAATTAATAATATTATAGATACAAATTATACAGTTAAGAAAGTTTTTAAAGCAGTAGCATTTACTAATGGATTAGCTACTATCGCTAGTGCTGGTGCTTCAGAAACATTTGTTGGTTCTGGTGCTTTATCAGATTCGGTTAAAAGAGAAAATTATTTAGTAGTTATTAAAAATTCTGGAGACTCAGGATTTCCCGCTGGTACTATACTTCGCTTTGATACAACAGGTACTACGATGACGGTTACTGCTCCTCAGAATACTACTGTACAACTTAATGCTAATTTACCCTCTGCTAATTTTACAGCTGATATTATTGCAACTATAAATGTTAGTGGTAAACAGGAAAAAGTAAAAAATCTAACAAATAATCAAACATTAACAATTGCATCTCCAAGTCTATTAAATACTATATCCCATTCTCTTAACAAATCTGATCTTTGGAAAGTAAAGGCAATATATGATTCTGGTGACACTAACACAGCACCTGTAATCCCTACGCTTACTGTCACATCTACACCAGACACTTTAACGCCAGGTGAAACTATTACAGGACAAACCTCTGGTGCTACAGGTACAGTAGTTATTGGTGCTGCTGATACAACAACTGTTACCTTTGTTCCTACTTCTGGAACATTTGTTTCAGAAGATATAACTGGTGCTACGTCTGGATTCACCAAAGTATCAACAGGTGTGTCTAACATAGATAATTCTTTTCCAAGTAAAAATATTTTATCACAGTATGATATTGATACTGGCCAAAGAGATAATTTATATGATTATGGAAGTATTAAATTAAAATCGGGTGGTACTGCTCCTTCTGGACAAATTACTGTTGTGTTTGATTTCTTCACACATACAGGAACGGGATACCTTTCTGTTGATTCGTATACTGGTGCTATTGGTTTTGATAATATTCCAAAATATATAAGCCCAGTAACAAGCATTGAAGTTGAATTGAGAGATTGTATTGATTTTAGACCAAGGCGTTCTGATAGTGATTCTACTATAATAGAAAATATCGAATTGCCAGTACCTAACACAAATTGGGAAGCTGATTTTGATTATTTTCTTCCAAGAGTTGATACAGTTTATTTAAGTAGGGAAAGGAAGTTTGGTAATAATAAAGGTATTTCTTCCTTAAATGCAGTAACTCCAACTAGGTTGGATGGTACAATGAATCTTTATATACTCCATATTCCTGCTTATACCTTTAAACCAACAGACATAAGAGCAGAGTATATTGAAAATAGAAGATATACAATGAGAGACATTGGTAAGTTGGAAAAAAGAATAGCTAATGTTGAATACTATACATCTCTTTCATTATTGGAAAAGGATGCTGAAGCCTTAGTAATTAAGGATGATAATGGATTGGATAGATTTAAAAATGGTTTTTTAGTAGATGGTTTCAATGGACATAGCGTTGGTAATGTTTTGAGTCAGGATTATAATTGTTCAATTGACTTTGATGAAAAAATACTACGTCCAAGATTCTATTCTAATATCACAGATTTATTTTATGATGAAACAGCATCTACTGGAGTTAAGAAAACTGGAGATTGTATCACATTACCATATGACACTACTTCTTTTATATCTCAGCCAATTGCAAGTAAATCAATTAATGTAAATCCGTTTGCAGTATTAGCATGGATTGGTACAGTTGATTTAACACCTCCAAATGATAATTGGAATGATACTACAACAAATCCAGAAGTTATTGTTAATCTCCAAGGTGAGAATGATGCATGGCAAGGGTTGGTTGGACTATCATTTGGTACACAATTTAATGACTGGCAAACTTTTGGTACTGGACGAGAAAGAGTTTTAACATCAAGGGGTGGTAGAGCAGGTAGAGCTATCACTGTCACACAGACAGTTGAACAAGAAACATTACAATCAAGAACTGGTATTCGGAATGAGATTACTGGTTCTGATGCTGTAAGGAATAGTGTAGGTGATAGAGTTGTAGATGTTTCTGTTATTCCTTTTATTCGTTCAAGGGATATTAGTGTGGGTGTAACAGGCATGAAACCTAATACTAGAGTTTATGCTTTCTTTGATGGAGAACCTGTTTCTGAATATTGTACTCCTAGTGGTGGTGTATTGGGTGGTTTTATTAATACCGATGATACTGGATCTATTTCAGGATTAACTTTTACAATACCAAATTCGGACACAATTAGGTTTAGAACTGGAGAGAGACAATTTTTATTAGTAGATAATGAGTCAGGTGATTTAGTTGCAGCTTCGACTTATGGAGAAGTTGTTTATCAAGCACAGGGATTATTACAGACTAGAGAGAATGTTGTAGTATCTACAAGAGTTCCAAGAATTCAAACTTTTGCACAAGGTAGTGCAACAGAGTTTAGAACTACTACAAATACATTTAATCGTGTTAATGTTGTTGGTTGGGTTGATCCATTAGCAGAAACATTTTTGGTTGATTCTGCATTGTATCCAGATGGAGTATTCTTAACAGATGTCGAATTATTTTTTAAGACAAAAGACGAAGATGGACTTCCAGTAACATTGCAAATTCGGGATACCTTGAATGGTTATCCTGCCCAAACGATTGTTCCTTTTTCTGATGTTACTATGTTCCCTGCTGACGTTAATATAAGTAATGATGCTACATCAGCAACTAAGTTTACATTCCCTTCATTGGTTTACTTACAGCCGGGTGAATATTCTATTGTTGTATTGAGTAATAGTTTGAAGTATGAGGCATTTATTGCTGAGATGGGTGAGAATCAAGTTGGTACGGATAGGAAAATTTCTGAACAGCCATATGCAGGTGTATTTTTTAAATCACAGAATGCATCAACTTGGAGTCCAGATCAAAATCAAGACTTATCTTTTAATATTAATATAGCAGAATTCTCTACAGGTAATGCAGCAAATGCTGTTTTTAAAGATGGGAATTCTACAACTACAGTTAAGGCAGATATTATCCAAATTGTCCCACAAGAAGTAAGAATTAATAAAACTAATATATCTTGGGGTGTTAAATTGAGGGATGCTGGTTCGGATACTATTGATATAGATTATAGTCCTGTTATTCAAAATACTAATGTTTTATTAAATGATCAAAAACATATTACTTCTACACAAAATAGAGTAGATTTTGAGTCAAGGGCTCAACTATTCTCTGATAGTAGATTCATTAGTCCTATTATTGATACTGCTAGAAACAGTGTGATTACTGTTGAAAATGTTATTAATAATGTACAAGACACAGACGGTATTGTGTCGGGTGGAGATGCAACAGCAAGATATATTACAAGAAGAGTAACACTTAAAGACGGGTTTGATGCTACAGATTTAGAAGTATTCCTTACTGCTAATCGTCCATCAAATTCTAGGATTTTTGTTTATTATAAAGTATTGTCTCAATATGATACTACCTTGTTTGATGATAGGCCATGGACATTAATGAATGAAGTATCAAATCCTAATAGTGTTTCTTCCACTATAGATGAAGCTGAATATTTAGAACTTGAATTTTCTCCTGCTGGTGTAAATACAAATTATGTTTCCGATACTGTTACATATGATAGTTTTAAAACATTTGCTATTAAAATTGTTATGATTTCACCGAAAACAACAAAAGTACCTTTAATAAAAGATTTGAGGGCTATAGCATTAGCATAATATGAAAACTACAAAAATAAAAGAAACACAATATGTGCGTGATGTAAATTCTAAAGCTGTTCTTAATACCAACAGAAAAGCATTGGAAAATTATAAATTGGCACGACAAAAAAAACAACAAGAAATTAATGATATAAATAATATGAAACAGGATATAGCTGAACTTAAAGAAATGATAAAGACTTTATTAGGAAAACAAAATGGCTAAAATCGTACAAACTAGAAGAGGTACTACTGAACAACATAAAGGGTTTAGTGGACAAGAAGGTGAGATTACAGTTGATCTTACTGAAAGTACAATAAGGGTACATGATGGTACAATATTTCTTGAAAGCCAAGCATCTGGTTATCCACTTGCTAGAAGTGATATGGATAATGTTGCAAATACTGTTGGTATTATACAACTTAATGTTTCTGATGCTAATGCAATAGACGGACAAGTATTAGCTACAGACGGAACTGGTGGATTGAAATTTATTAGTTTATCAGATGTTGAAGGTTCTACTCTTTCTGGTGATGTTGCTGGTGTGATAGGTAGTACATCAATTCAGCCAAGTGCAGTCACAACAAATACTGTTGCTGATGGAAACATTACTAGAGATAAATTAGAAGATAATATCATTAATAATGCTAAGTTGGAAGATGATGCTGTACAGACGGGTAGTATTCTTAATGCAAATGTAACAAGAATAAAATTAGAAGCAGATATTATTGATAATACAAAACTGGATGACAATGCAGTACAAACAGAAAATATTGTTGATTCAAATATTGTAACTAATAAGATTGCTGATTTAAATGTAACACGACAAAAAATTGATAATGATGCAATTGATAATTCTAAGTTAGCTGATAACTCAGTACAGACAGAGAATATTGTCGATGGTGCTATTACAAATGATAAAATTGATACTATAGATGCTAATAAACTAACTGGTTCTCTTAGTAATGTTGATGGAAGTAATATAACAGGTTTACCTTATGATATTTCTTTTCTTGCTGGTTATGATTCCGAAACAGTTCCAACTGAAATATTGGTGCAATCGTACGCAGAAATGGTTATGGGTAGAACAGGAACATTTGAAGGTGAGGTTGGTGTTATGGATATTGCTGGAACTGGATCAACGGTTATTGTTGATATAGAGAAAAATGGTGTTTCAATTTATTCACAGAAACCAACATTTTTTGATTCCACGACATTTATAACAGCTGGTACTATTACCACAAGTGGATTTGTTACTGGTGACAAAGTAACTTTTAAAGTAACACAAGTCGGTTCAACTACAGCAGGACAGGGATTAAGATTCATGTTGAAATGTAGAGTATAAAGAATAGGAAAACAATATGGCTAAACAAGTTCAAATAAGAAGAGGTACTACTGTAGACCATGATGCCTTCACTGGTGCTAGTGGTGAAATAACTATTGATGATGATAAGGACACAATAGTAGTACATGATGGAAGCACTGCCGGGGGATTTCCTTTAGCAAGACAGGACATGAGCAATGTTACTAATAATATAGGACTTGCACAATTAGATATTGCTAATTCTGGACAGCCAGGACAGGTACTACAAAAAGATAATGGGGAGACTTTAAGTTTTGTAACTCTCCCTGATGGTGCTATAACTGTTGTTGGTGGTGATTTAACTGGTACGATAGGTGATGCTCAGATAAATTCCAATACTGTTGGTATTAATGAATTAGATGTTACTGATTCTATTTCTGGAGGACTTCTTACCACTAATGGTAATGGTGGATTATTTTTTTCAGATCCTCTTACACAAATAATTGTAAATGGAGAGGTTATAGGCCCAATTGGAAATGTAGTAATATCTAATAATATAATTAGTAATGATAAATTGACATTAAATTCTGTTGGAACAAATAATATTATCAATGGCAGTATAAATAATGATAAGATTGCTGATTCCTCAATTACAGATTCAAAAATTTTGGGATTAGATGTTAGTAAGTTAATTGTTGGTGGTACTTTACCTGCTCTAAAAGGCCCAGAAATTACAGAACTTCCTTATGATATTTCTTTTCTTGCAGGGTTTGATGGGGAAACCGTTCCTACGGATTTAATTGTTCAGATATATGGTGAAATGGTTATGGCAAGGAGTGGTACATTTGATGGAGAGGTAGGATATATATCTACTACTAGTGATTCACAACCAGTATTAGTTGATGTAGAGAAAAATAGTACGTCAATATACTCAACCATACCATTTTTTCCTAATGGTAATGGATCACAAAATATGTCATCGGGTGTATTAGAAGAAGATAATACATTTGTATCTGGTGATAGACTAACATTTAGGGTTACGCAAATTGGTTCTAGTGTTTTTGGACAGGGGTTAAGATTTACGTTAAAATGTCGAGTATAAATAATAAAAAAATATAAGGTTAGATATTATGCCAGCCAAACAAGTAAAAATAAGAAGAGGTACAACAGCTGAACATACCATCTTTACAGGTAAACAGGGAGAGATAACTGTAGATTTGGATAAAGATACACTTATTATACATGATGAAAGCACTGCGGGTGGACATCCTTTAGCTAAAGAGGATATGACAAACGTAGTTGGACAAGTTGGACTACCACAATTAAAACTTTCTAATAACGGAAGTGCTGGACAATTTTTATCAACCGATGGTAATGGTAATTTATTGTTTGCTATTGCTGGTGGTGGTGGTACTGCTGTTGGCGGTGATTTATCTGGTACAGTTAGTAATGCTCAGATTGTTTCAAATGCAATTTCAACAGATAAGATTGCTGACGATGCTGTTACAGAACAAAAGATTGCTAACGATGCAGTAGGAACATCACAAATAATTACTGGTTCTATAGTAGATTCTAAACTTAATACTAGTGGTACACTTCCTGCTTGGGATGGTAGTCAATTAATCAATTTACCTTCTGCACTTTCTGAAAACTCTGTTACAAATACGGAGTTGGCGAATGATGCTGTTGAAACATTGAATATTAAAGACGGAAATGTTACATCAGATAAGATTGCTGACGATGCTGTAACAAATAATAAAATTGCTAACGATGCTGTAACAGTATCTAAGATTGCTGACAATGCAGTCACGGAAACTAAGATTGCTGACAATGCAGTCACGGAAACTAAGATTGCTAATAATGCAGTCACGGAAACTAAGATTGCTAATAATGCAGTCACAGAAACTAAGATTGCTAATAATGCAGTTGGTATTACACAGTTAAGTGTTCAGACAGATGGTAATAGTGGTGATATTTTATCTACTGATGGTTCTGGAGTACTTTCATTTATTCCTATTTCTGTACCAACAGGAGGAATAGTAAATCATAAGTATGTAAGTCTTACAGGATTCCATAGTGCTAGTGGCAATTATACTGCCCCTGCTCCAGACCAAAACGCAGCACCTCTTATTACACAAGGATTTGAATTTATGGCTATGAATTATACTCCAGCCGATACTGATAATACTTTAAGAATTTTTACTGATATTTGGGGTGGTTCGGGCGGTGGTGGAACAGTATTTGTGTTTACGACATGGGTTGAAGATACTGTAACAAACAATGTGACATTAATAAATTCCAGAGGATATGAAACAGCAGTATCTCAAAATACTGGGGATGTTACCATGTTAGGATGGTTCAAACCAACTACTACAAATCAATTAAGAATATCTTTTAGATTGGGTGCTAGGAATGGTGCTCAATGTCATATTAATAGTGCATCTAGTAACGATTCAGATTATGGAAGTGGTGAAGATGGAAGGGGTGAATCTTCTATTAGTGTTCAAGAATATTCTGGACAAAATTTAGGAAGTAACATTACAGCACCTGGCCAAACAGGTTAATTACAATAAGGAATAAGTTATGGCATTTATAAATCAAGGAAGACACGTTGGTACTGTAGGACTTGTAGAACCAGAAACCTTGGGTGGTGAAGAATCACTCAGAGATGATATTAATAATGAAGGATTTGGAACTAGCGGAGGAGGAGCTGGAGGAGTTCCGCAATTTAAAGTCCACACTTATCTGTCTTCGGGCACATTCGAGGTTACTGGTACAAAACCCGTAACTATGGATGTTTTTGCTTTAGCTGGTGGTGGTGCTGCAACTAATGGTGGCGGAGGCGGTGGTGGTTTTATTCAAGAGCGAGTTTCTTTGTCAGCAGGAGTGTATGATGTATTAGTTGGTGGTGGTGGTTCTGCTAGTCCTGGCGAAATATCAAATGGGGGAGATAGTCTTTTTAGATTACAAGGTGATGGCAATACTAATGTTGGTGTAGCAGATGCTATTGGCGGTGGTTCTGGTAATGTATCTTCAGGTTTTGGTGGTTCTGGTGGTGCTTCTGGTGGTCAAGGAATAGACGATAGTAGAGATCCTAATATTTCAATTCCAACAGGTGAACCCTTTATATTTGGACAAACAACACATGGAACTTCTACATATCAAGGACACAATGCTGGAAACACTGGCGGACCTTGTCCTGGCACTAGCGGTGGTGGTGCTACTGGCGGTGGCGGTGGTGCAGGTGGGCCAGGTACAACTGCTGGGCCAATCTTTGGCCACGCACCCTGTGGTGGTTGTAAGGGTGGCGGGCCAGGTGGACAAGGAGGGGCAGGTGCAGCTAATAATTATAGAACTGGTTCTAGTGTATTTTATGGTGGTGGTGGACAGGGTAATGGGATTCAACTAGTTCCTGCAGCACCAGACGGTAATGTTGTTGCTGGACATGGTGGCGGTGGAAGTGCTAATGGATCTACAAATGGTGCAGTAAATCAAGGTGGTGGTGGAGGCCGAAGTGGATTTGGATTAGGGCCAGGTGGTACAGCAGGAAATAAAGGTGGTAGTGGTATTATTGTTATTAGAGCACCATTTCCAGCAAAAGATGGTATATAGGGGGAGAATATTTTATGGCACATTATGCAGAAATCGTAGATAATAAAGTAGTTAATGTTATAGTTGCTGACCAAAGTTTCATAGATGGCCTCGTGAAAAGAAATAATAGTGAATGGATACAAACATCATATAATACATATGGTGGAAAACATTGTGATCCTATAACTGGTTTAGAGGATGATGGAGTACCATTGAGATATAATTTTGCAGGGATAGGATTTACATATGATAGGGATAATGATGCATTTATTCCCCCAAAACCATATGACAATTTTATATTAAATCCACAAACTTTTAGATGGGAGCCTCCGATTCCATATCCAGAAGGGTTTCCTGGCGGTTTAAAAAGATTTGTATGGGATGATGATTTTTCTGATGAATATAGATGGAGAGATAGATGGCAGAACGAACATTCATATATTAATCCTGAACATAGGTATTATGATCCTACTATATCTCCAGAACAATTTTTTTCGGACGAACCGTGGTCTTGGTGATATTTAAGAACTTTGATATTATAAATACAAGTGTTGCAGCATCTAATATTGATATTTAAGGGAATAAAGGGGCATTATAAATAGATTTAAAGAGTAATGTAATAGTAACCATCAGTTAAAAAATAATTTATAAAGGAATACAAAAATGGCTAATGATTTTAAAAACGCACAAAATACGAATGTAACAACACAGGAAACTGTATACACAGCACCAGCTTTAAAGGATAGTATTATTCTTGAATTGGATGTTGCTAATGTATCTGCTGCAGCAGT